CCTTCGACCTTCCCATCCGCTGACTTCCCGTCGAAGCGTGCCGAGCCGCCAGCGGTGTACTGATTGATACCCTCGGGATTGGATGCGCCGCGAACGTGCCTCATGCGACAATCCCTTCCGTACAACGGCAATTGGGATGGAGTGGTGGACCGTCTCCGCCTGGGTCTGGATACTCGCCATCCAGATCGCGCGTCTCCCCATCGAGGTCATCGCACTCGTCGCAACAACCCGAGGTGGCAATCCAGCCGACCTGCGCATCAGACGGGAGGAGTCCATCCTCAACCGCCTGGTCCCAGGACTGGCGCTGGCCTTCGTTCGCAGCGGCCATCGTCTCCGTGCGAGCTATGAGTTGCGCACGAGCATCACTGCCAACCGCATCCGCGATATCCTCGAATGGGTCGTCCCCAGACTCCAGTGACCGCTCGATGGCCGCTGCGATATCATCCCGTGTGGTGCTACTGATGCCTTTCGCGAGGTCTGCGGCGTGTTCCTTTGCCCACTTGATCGCCTCTGGACTCTTGATGTCGAAGCGCATGGTGATGGGCCCAATCTTCTTGACCAGCGGGTCCGCTGCCGTCCGGAAGGACGCATGACGCAACGTCTTGGTCAATTCCGCCGCGCCAGCCGTCCCACCGGCACCCACTGCCTTCAACAGTTCCGAGGGTAACACGTCCAAGAGGGCTTTGCGAACGGCAGTGGCGCCCGCGTCCGGAGCCGTCTTGACTGACTTGCCCTTCACCGCCTTGCGCCCTTTGTTGAACGCATACTGGACTGCGACCAGGAAGGGCTTATACCGGGAGTCTGCGGCCTTGTGGACGGGGCGATTGTCCCGGGTGGTAACCGCGAGGGTGCGGAGATACGCCACCACGAGTCGCGCCGCACGATCCGAGGGCAATGGGAAGTCGAGCATCACACGTCGTTCTGGGAACGAAGGTCCAATGGGTGCTTGGTGCCGAGAATCCGGTCAATGACTTCGACGTTGTTCGACTCGATGGCGGCAGTCAGGGCTTGGAGAAGGGCCACATCCTCCGCCGTCTCTGCGGTGCGATACTTGGTGTGCGCCCGAATCGAGTCCAGATGTTCCTTGACCGTCTTGCCCGACTTGTAGCCAGAGTGCTTGTCCACATACGGTCGGTTCTCGTTGAGTTTCCCGAGGTGGTCCAGCATCTCCTTCTTGTTGAACGCGGCACCGCCTGCCGAGCTATTCTCCAGTCCCACCGTCTCCCAGCCCTTGATGGAACTCGATGCATCACGGTAGATGGCGTATTGCCGGCCATCCGGGAACGTCACGTGATGCTCGCCAGGCTCATCCGGAGACTTCTTCACGATGGCGTCCGAGCCGGAGTATTGATTGCCGTGGAACTCGTGGCCCGCCACGTCTCCCGCCGCTTTCAACAAGACGGGCGCAGCATCCAGAGGTGGTGTGTTATCCTGGGCAGGCTCAGTCGTGGCGGTGATCTTCTCCGGAGCCGCAATCGGGACCTTCTGGTCGGGCGTCAACGGCTCCATCCCATACCAGTGCTCACGAATTTCATCATCAGTGAAGACGACGGTGCCCTGGGTCTTGTTCGCGGTGGCCCACTTGTTCGCGCCGTCTGCCTTCTCCGTCTCGGTCATCGCCTCGATGTTGGGCCACTCAATCTGCCAGATGTTCCCCTTCTTGACGGCTGGGAGGTAGTTGTAGTCAATCAGGCGCTGGATGAACGGCTTGACGATGTACGGACCCGCCTCACGGGTCTGTCGCCCACGCACCTGGTCGCGCCAGTTCTCGCGGTCCTGGGATGAGGCGAGTTCGCCCATCTCGCTACCGGTCAGAATGCGCTTGGGAATGCCCGTGGCGCCCGCGATCTGGGTCAGGATGGCGTCCGCTGGGTTGGAGAAGTTCGCGACATCCGAGCCCATGGACTGCAATTCCGCCTTGCGCATGACCATGAAGCGGCGCATCTGGTTCGCATACTCTTCGACCTTCTGTTCCAGTTCGGTCTTCTCCTCTGGACTCAGTTTCGCATCCGCATCGACCTTCAACGCGGTGCCCTGGTTTGCGCGAAGCCAGAACGCCTCGGCACCGCCACCCGTGACCTTGTCCAGATCGTCCAAGAGATTCCACACGCGTTCGAGGGTGGGAGAGCCGTACACGTTGTCGTCCAGCGTCTGGTGCGCGACGTGGAGGACACGCGACCAGTGGACCGTCCGCGCCAGCGTGATGTCGGTCGTATACGTGCGACGGATCTGGTAGGTCGCTGGCTGGCCAAACCGAGGGTCCTTTGGGTCCTCGATGTACGTGTCCACACGTGCATCCGCGTCATCCGCTACCGTCTTGTGGCGATATGAGGTGTTGACTTGCCCGCCACCGCCCGAGAAGGGCTGGAGGAAGATGACATTGTCCGGCGTGCCATTCCCCTTGGGCAGCGGCTGGTCCAGTGCGCCGTCACCCACGCCGATCAGAAGGACCGAGAAGGTGCTCAGTCCCGCCAGGATATCGGTCTTGTGGAACTTCGCGGCCAGACTCAGCCGGTCATCGAGAGTCTTGATGGCGAGTTCAAACGGCGTTTCCACGTCTGGGTTCTCGTCTTCGTAAATCTCGAACCCCTCACGCCATGTCGCCTTCGGCATCGCATCGACGATACGCCCAGCGATGCCACCGCGATTGTAGCGTGCGCGGATACGAGACGTGGTGAGCGTCTCGTCGTATCCCAGCACCGCGTACATGTTGCGGAGGTCGCCAAACGAGAGTCCAGCCTGACGTGCGAACCGCAGCCGCTCAACCAGCAATGAGGAGAGTGCACGCAGCACAACCTCCTGATCGTGTGGGCTGCCGAGGGCTTCAGTGGCCGCACGGAGTTCGTCTGGTATACCCAGCGTGATTCCGTTGATGTCAGGCATTGGACTCTCGTTCAGTTACTCAGTGTCAGTGTCGCGCTCAGTGTTTCGGCTGCGCTCCACCGCCGCTGCCCGGAGGTAGCGTTTGGTCTGGTTTCGGGGCTGTGCCTTCCTCTTCGCCTTCGCCGTTCTCGCCCTCGCCCTCTTCGCCATCGGTGTCTCCTGGGAGTGTGTGGTCCGGATGGGCACCGGGCCGCTGGCTGGGACCGCGCCCAGGCAATCCCTGGTCGGGCTTCGGTCCACCCGGCTTCGGCGGATTGAATCCACTGCCCGGCTTGGGTAGTCCCTGGTCAGGCTTCGGTTTGTCTGCGCTCATTGAGTCTCCTTTTGGATTGGGAGTAAACGGCCATCCACTCACGATACGAACCACCCATCATCAGGCGCACGCATCTTCTCGACCGCATACCGCAGCGAGTCGATGACGTGGTTCTTCTTATCTTCCAGGATGGGCGACACCACGTCGGTCTTCGGGTCCTTCTTGTAGCTGTAGTTCCGGAGTTCGTCAATCGTATGGGTACAACGCGGGTGGACCTTGATGTCGAAGCCCTGGAGGAAGATGACGCCTTCCTTGACGCTGTCTTTCCCCTTCTTCGCGGCTACCATCCGAGGGTAGCCATTGCGCGTCATGTAACTGATGGTCTCCGGCCTGGCGCTGTCCGCAATCGTCTCCCACTCGCGTGCGCGTGGGACGGCATCGAACAACGCCGGCAGGTTATCGATCTCGCACCCAATCTGATACGCCTCGCGATCCACGTGGAGCGTTCGGCCACGCAGGAAACATCGCACCAGGACCGAGGGATCGATGGAGTAGCCCCAGTCGGCACCCTGGTAGAACGTCACATCGTCAGGCGTCTCGAACGGCTCAATCGTCCAGTTCTTGAACACACGGGCTTCGCTATGCTTCTCATAGCCACCTTCCCAGATGTGGTCATACTTGTCGATGTCCCGTGATCGGTCCCACTCCATCTCACCGCGCAGCACGTCGGGGAAATGGGGGTTGTCGCGATACGTGGAGCGAATGACGATGGCGTTGGGCGTGGGTGTGGCGCCTCGAAGTAACTGTTCCACCGGGTCCGAGGGCTGGTCAGGGTTCCACGAGAACCAGAGCTCACTACCCTCGACACGAATGGTGGGGCGCAAGAGGTCCAAGCTGGTCTCGCTGGCCGTCTGGGCTTCCTCGAACCAGGCCACATCATAGCCTTCCAGCGACTTGATGGACACCGCCGTCTGGTTGTTCATGCCCTGGAAGATGATGATTCCATCGAATGGTGTCTCGATGTGGGTGTTGAGCACCCTGAACTTTCGTTCCAGCTTGTACAACTTGATCTTGTCCTCCAACAGTCGTTTGACCGACTGCTCGAGGGAGACTTGATACTCACGAACGCAGACGGCGCGTGTGGACTTCTGGAGGCACCGATGAATGAGCAACTCAGCAAACGTATGACTCTTGGCGCTGCCACGTCCGCCATACAGACCCTTGTACCTTGAGGGCTGGAACATCGGACGGAAGACCGGAGGGATGGACGCCAGGCGCTGTCGTCGTGAGACCTCCTCCTCCATCGCACGCAGTTGCGCAATGACCTGCGCACGGTCTACAACGACCTCAGTGAGTTGTTCCACTATTGGGTCCAAGGACGATGGTACCATTAGTGCGCGTGGCTTCCAAGAACTTGCCCAGTTCCTGGTGCTTCTTCAACAACTCTTCATTCGACAACGATGACAAGTCGTCGGTGTCCTCTTGGACCTTCAACGTGGTCTGTGGACCGTGGCCGGTTCTATCGAGGAGTTTGAACGCCGTGTCTGCGAGCACGCGGTCCGTGGCCGTGGCGAAGACTTCCCGGAGGGCTTCGATAGCCGACTCCTGGAGAGCGAGGAGCGCGCGCTCAATCTGTTCCTTGGCGGCTGGGATGCTCCCACCGTGAAGGACGCAAACCGAGGAGCCTGTGACAGCGGCACGCATGCATGGACTACCACGCTGGGTGATGAACTGACACAGTAACTTTTGCTCGGTGGTGGCCGTGCTCGGGTTGAGCGTTTCGAAGAGGCTACCCATTGGCGAGGTAGACGGTACCTCGACCCGAGGCGGAGCGCAAGCGTGGGCGCCATCCCGATTCCCGAGGGTGTTGACGCCTTACGGATCTGGATCACGAGGGTAATGGAGATCAGTAATGGAATGGGTGCGCGTTTGTTGGGGCATTTCCCTACTATTACTCTTCTTACTCTTCTTACTCTTATTTATATAAGTAGTAATAGGTATACCCCCCCCCGGTAGCCGTGCCCCTTACCCCTCCGGGCACTGCTGGGTAATGGACAGTAAGACGGTAAGATCGCAAAATCCCTAGCGTTTTCGCAAAACGCAGCCAAAAGAAGAGTAAGGGTGCCGAGTAAGAGTCGCCCGATTTCCCACAAACTGCTGAGTAAGACTCCATTTTTAGTGCTCCCACTCTCACTTCTCAAAGTCTAAACTGACCTGCGGTCCTTCGTAGCCCACAACTGTTTTGCCTTCGTGCCAGAGCCGTTTGGATTTGTACCCCAGCCGCTGCATGATTTCGCTGATGCGTATGCTCCCATATCTATCCCTTCTTGGTATCTCTATCTGTAAAAAGTCCCAAATATCGGAGGTTATGACACGCACTCTGCCAGTACTCGTGGCCCCAGCGGCAGCCAACAATCGCATAATGGGTTCTTCCCACGCGTCTCGTTCCCTTCGAGCGTCTTGCCTCCGTCCCGCCTCGGCCCATAATGACTTCGGAAGCCGGATGGACTCTCCTCCTCGGGACCGATGCGCGGCTTCGGCCCATAGCTGGTCACGCACCGTGCGCAGCCCTTTGATATTCAAGTCAGATACTTCCACCGGCCAGAACCTCCGGTTCCCAGTCGGGTCTGTCAAGTAGGTCTGGCTATTCGTGGTTCCCACGAGCACGAATTGTCGAGCGCGTTCCACCGGCAACCGTGCGTAGGCCATGCGCGCTGGGCCATCCACTTGGCGACTCAACATCGCCTTCAACTGTTCAATCTCCGCCTTCCGTTTGCCCGCCATATCCGCCGCTTCCACAATCCATTTGCCCAGTGTACCCTCGATGAGCCGCTGGCTGGAGACATTCAAGGGGAGGTCGTCACAGAACCACGCCTTGTCTGGACATAACGTCGCGAGTGTCGTGCTCTTCTCCACGCCCTGGCCCGACTCCAGCACGAGCATCTCATCATACTTACACCCAGGCTCATCAATGCGCCGCACCGCCGCCATCAAGAAGATCGACGACACCGCTTGCAGATACTCGCTATCCTCTGCCCCGGCATAATCACGCAACCACGTGTTCACCCTCGGGATGCCGTCCCACACCAGACCATCCAGGTATATCTTGACGGGGTGGAATCCATTCTTCCACGCGAGGTGCTTGATGCTCTTCTCGAAGAACTCTGCCGTGGGACGGAAGTGGAACTCACTGTCAATACGAAACCAGAGGTCACTCAACTGGCGGTCCTGGAGGGGCTGGCCACCAATCAACAACACATCACTGAATTCGTTGTAGCTCAATTCCACTTCGCATAGCTCCACCGCCCGTCGCACGTTCTCCAGGCTATCACGGAGAATGACGCCTTCCCCATTCCGCAGGAAGTCTTGCTCACGGCCCAGCCATTCGTGGATCCGGTCCACGACCTTCTTGCCCAGTGGGCCCAGCGATTTCGCTAGCGCCGGGCCACCTTTCACCTTCTCGCGCACATCCGTCAATCGGCGTGCGGTCGATTCGACCGTCATGCGGATGTCCTGGGTGTCTTGGTTCTTCGTGTAGCCCAGGATGGCCTCGCCGATGCGCACCACGTCTTCCACGTCCAGGCCCAGGCGCAACAGCGTCCCAGCATACGCCAGACGCACCTCATGGGTGAACCCTCGGGTCCCGAGGTGGCGGGCCAAGAGCATGGCGATGGCCGCGTGGGTGACGGCCACCTTGAGCACCAGTGCGGCGATATGGGCTGGGCTTCCATCGCGCACGAACTCCAGCGGCTCACGGTGCGCGTCGGTTTTGTCTTCCCAGACGGAGGGTGGCGCCATCGATTGGAGGCCAATGGAGCCGTCCGTCTTCGTGCCTCGAATCTCGATGAGGGTGGTTTTGTCCACATCCTCAAACTTGAATGAGGCGAGTGGCTCATTGGTGGTATAGAAACAGTGGCTGACGCGTTTGCCTGCGCGGCCATATACGAACTCGGTGGTGGGAAGAAGCTTGATGGCGATGTCGATGCCGCCAGGCCAGTCGATATCGATGTCGCTCAGATGGCGTCCAGGGCTGATTTCAACGCCGGTCATCAGCCCCACGCGCATCCCCGGTCGGAAGGCTTCTAACGGATAGGCGGCAGTGGGCCAGTCCTTCTCCCTCGGACCCTTCTGGTCGCCAATAGTGGGCCAGAAGACACAACGATAGTTTTGATTGAGGTAGTAGGCGACGAGTTTGTCGGGCGGGAGTTGTTTGGGTGACGTCATGTCACCAGCATGTTCATCATCACGGGTCCTCATCCTTCCGCGTGTGGATTGAGAAATTTGACCCGGTCATCATTCAACGGGATGAGCGCCGAACAATCGAGGGCGGAGCGACCGCGACCGGGACCGCTACGATACCGGAGTTTCACCCCAGAAACAATGGGCATTTTCAGGATCGTCGTCGCGCACTCCGTCGTCGGACCGAGGCACCGTCCCAGTCATCATTTCGTTTCAGTTTCGTCCCAAATAAGTATTGCGCTCCTCCTCCGGCTTCGCTAGACTCCGTTCGTTACTTCGTTTCGTTACTCAAAAGGAGAGTCTTGATGGCTGACATCGAAACCGTGGAACCCACGACTATCACGCTCACGCTGAAGAAGATCGGGAAGGGCAGGTTGTTCTACGAGAATGAGAACAACCGCGCTGCTGGCCGTATCCCTGCCACCTGGTTCGCGGGTGAGCCGGAGACGGTGGAGATGACTGCGCCGTTTGCTCCGCCGTCGTTGGTGGTGCCGAAGCCGAATGAGACGCCGGAAGTGGCGCAGGCACGCGCCGTCCTCAAGGCGTTCAACGCAGAGCGGAAGGAAGCCCGCGAGAAGGCACGCGTGGCGAAGGGTCTGCCGGCGAAGGGTGAGAAGACGGCTGGGAAGAAGGCGAAGGGCAAGAAGTAAGATCGTCGCCGTCGCGCCCCACGGGAGCCCACCACTCCCGTGGGGTGCGTATCTATTACTTTATCGCCCGCAATGGGCGTGGTTCCCGAAAGGTTGAACGATGTCGTCTGAAGTCTACACACGCGCCCTCCCTCCCACCTACACTGAAACGCTCCGCGACACGTTTGCGCGGACCGCGATGCATGCCCTTCTCCTGGATGGGGAGGAAGGTGTGCAGAACCTCAGTGGTCCACTCCCGTCGATCATCGCTGAGCTGGCCTACGATATGGCCGAGGTAATGATCCAGGAACGGATGAAGCGACTGATGCAACGCCAGGAAACGCGTCACCAGGAACTTCTCGCCCTCGCGGACCTGTCAGAGAACCGAGGTGGGAAATGAAACTGGCCCTTACGATCCAACAGCGTGGTCGTCGCCGTCCGATGCGGTTCGAGGCGGAGTGCTCGGAGTCGCTGACGATTTCCCAGATGCGGCAGTTGTGGGAGGTCGAACAGATCCTCAATGGACTGCCGGCGAACCTGCGTGTACATATTGAGATTTCCGAGACCGCCCTGGGACGGCTGGATATCAAGAAGGAGGAGTGAGATGGAGGACTGTCTCAGCTGTAAGAAGCCCCGTTGTGCGGATTGTGGGTTCTGCCACGAGTGTGATGGGCGGGTCATTTCCGCCCTCCTCGAAGGACTACCGGAGCCGATCCAGGAACTGTTGCTCCACGCGCTGGTCTATGGTGCGGTGGAAGTGCGACGGCCAACGCGTGAAGAGGTTCGGAAGATCACGAAGGAACAGCTGGCTCAGATGGTTGTCGGTGGACGGCCCCAGTGAGCACTATTGTCGAGTTGGATGCCGGAGCCGTCGCCTGGGAACTCCAGCAGTTGGTTCGTGCCTTCCTAGAGGTGGCGCATGAACTGCCGGCGAAGTTCCCACCCGAACGAGCATTTGCCCTCGGGTTGGCGGCGGGAGCCGTGGCCCAGGCACGCGCCCAGTGGATTCAAGAACATGCGCCGGAGGAGACCGTTCAGTGAAACGCAATTTGTCGGCGCTCAACTCGCAACATACGAGGGCGCTCAAGAAGCGTACCAAGCGGAACTTGCAACGGATCCAAGCCACCCTCGATGCGGGTATTGAGGCGGCTGTTGAAACGCCTGTCGTCCGTATTACCATTTCCGGCCCACAAGGAACAGGCAAGACGAAGATCGCAGAGTTCCTTCATGCGGTCGCCCCATTCATCAATCTGCGTGGCAATACGCTCTACAAAACCATCAACGTGATAATCATCGAGGAGACCACCGAGTGATCACGAAGTTCCTAGAGATTCGAGACCGAGGCACGCTCATTCCCGCCCTCGCGATTGAGATCAGTAAGTATGACCATCGCCTCGCGTGGCGTGCCGGCTTTGGGGAGCAGCGGTCTATCCTCTTGCTCAATCTCGCGAAGATGACGATGCAGCATGACCCCTATGAGTGGAACCCTCGCGAGGGTCGCACGATGAAGATAGCCCACCAGTTCATTCGTGAACGGTGGGACGTCATCACCGAGAGTGACGTCATCGACGTGGAGTACATCCTGAGCGAGACCATTTCGAAGAAGACGCCGGAGGTCAAATGAGCAAAATTGACGCGGTGCTCAAATGAGACTCGATGCCCATCGACGGTCGCTGCGACACAAGAACAAGTGCCACCGTTCGATTGTCTGGCTCAACGGCATCGATGTGACGATGCGATGCTTTGTCGCGGATACGCGGACAGGGATGGTCTGGTGTTTCCGACTCAATGCCGCCGGCAAGGAATACGTGGACCGTCGAAGTGACCAAGTGGCGCGGGAACAACTCCATGGGCGCGTGCGGGTCACCCGGAGGGAACGATGACGAAACAGAGTGAGATTCCAAGCAAAGAAGCCAACCGTATCCATGTTCCGAAGGAGCTTGTCCTTGAACAAGGTGACGCGGCTAGAGCACTCTCAGAGGCACAGCAGCAGATCGCCGCACTGACTGGCGAAGTCGCCGCGCTCAAGCACGGGCAACAGGTGCTAATGGGCGAACGTGCACACCTCGTCAAGCAACTAGAAGCCCGGTCTATCGAGGTCAGTAGAGCACAAGACCTGATCTTCCGAATGGGCGTGGAAGCCAATACGCTACTGACTGAACGCAATGAGGCACGCACGCAGCGCGACCTACTGACCGGAGTCAACGCCCGTGTCTCTGACTTGCTCGTGGCTGTGACTGATGAGCGTGACAAGTTCAAGGCCCTGTGGGAAGCGATCCATGCCAGACCTCAAGCGTGAAGCTGAGAAGTGGTTCCTGGCTGGACTCCTCCTCGCGATGGCCGCGTTCATCCTCTGGCAATGGTGGGGACACTGGTGGAACGAATGACCAAGACCTTCGAGACCGGCTGCGAGATGCTTGAGGTAACAAGCATGAATCATCCTGACCCCTCGTGGAGCTACGCCGACAAGGCAGGTCATGTCCATCGTTGGTCCATCGAGAAGAAGGAGGATCGAGTCCAGTATGACCTACCCACGCTGATGTGGATCAAGGATGGGGAAGATGAAGAGGGGTTTGCCCTCGGTCACACCGAATGCCGCGTATGTAGAGAGCACGTGACGTCTGGATATACCGCCGACCTGTATCACGTCTTCATCCCAGGACCGCGATGGTATCGGATCGACGGGCAACGGGTCTCTGCCCAAGAGTATCACATACAGATGGCTGAAGAAGCCGCCAAGAACCCGTCATGACGATCCCACGCGCACTTCTGAAACTCCTCGCACGCCATAGGCTTTGTGTCCACCCGGTCTACGCGGTGGAAGTGTTTCATTTCAGCCGTCCACGAGGCGATGGGACGTATGCGGAAGGCGTCCGGTGCGGGCACCTCTGCAATCTCTGTCTCCACGAGGTGACGCTACCGCAGTGCCCAGCGCATCGGCAGGGTGACATCGCGCATATCGATTCGATCTTTCAACTCTACGTTGTACCCAAGAAGGAGACCCAGTGAGACAAGCAAAGACCCGTCGTCAACACGTCAAGAAGCCAAAGCACTACACGCCACCGGAACGCATGGCCCTTCGGCGCAGTAAACGGCGGAACGGTCCGAGTGGGCTTCGTCGTGCGGCTCGGAGGAAGCCTCTTCAGGACGCCCACGCGGCTGCGCTCCTCGCCACGCCGGAGCCCAGCACGATCATTCCCGTGGCCCTCGATACCTTCCCGTCTGAAGTCCAGCCGGAGGGCCAGCCGTGAGGCGAGTCGGGATCTTCTACTTCTCGCGCATCAAGTCAGAAATAGACCAACAGCGCATCCGAATCAATGACGTGGAATACGGGTTCATTCGTGTCGAGAACATCCTCACCACGGCAGACCTCTCCTCGGTCCTCTCACTGGCGCGGCCACGACGAGGTGAGGTGGTCATGAACACGCACTACTTGGACGAGGAGTCATAACATGGGAATGAACTACATCTTGGACGAAGAGGGGAAGCCGCAACTCTGTAAAAATATCATCGAATGGGCTGAGTGGTTCGAGGGGCAAGATAGACACGTGGCAAAGGACGAGTTCAGCGTCACGCGTGTGCTGGATGGCGATGTGGTGACCGAGAAGATCCTGGTCTCCACCGTCTTCCTCGGCCTGGACCATAGCTTCGGTGATGGGCCACCGGTGCTCTGGGAGACAATGGTCTTCAATGGTGAACACGACCAAGACCAGTGGCGCTACACGTCGCAGGAAGAGGCCATCGCCGGTCACTCGCACGCCGTCCAGGTGGCGAAAGGTGAAGTGAAGGATGACCGGGAATGAGCGTGCTTCTGACGGACCGAGGTGCGACGCTACGTGACCAACCGGACCCCATCCCACCGCGTCCGGTCTGCACGTCGTGTCGGTTCCTCCTCGTGGGCATGCGGCTCTGGCGGTGTGAGAACTGTCTCCGCTACACGACCGGGCAACGGACCCAACCAACGCAACCATCGTTGTTCGAGGATGCATGAGACAACGCCAGCCTTCCCTCTTTGATACGCTCCGAGAGGAGCGCCACAGCGACTGGCGACCGTCAGAGCCACCCCAGATTGCCTCCCGAGGGATCAAAGACATCGTCATGAACGTGGAGACGACGGGTGTGCAGTGGTACGATGGAGACCTGCCCATCAGTATCGCGGTGCGCCTGCCGGACGGCTCCAAGCACTTCCTCCCATGGGGCTATGCCGGAGGGAATCTGGACGAGGCGACGTGCAAACGCTGGGCCCAGCGTGAACTGCGCGACCTCCACATGACGAACATCCATACGAAGTTCGACATCCACCAGATGTACGCCTGGGGTATTGATCTGGAAGCCCAGAACTGTACGGTCAGCGATGTCTCGCACTACGCGGCATTGCTCGATGACCACCGGCTCCGATTCAACCTCGACCAACTGTTGACGGACTACGTAGGTGGAGCCACCATCCCGAGGGTGGATGAAAGCCGGATGGTCGAGTATCATGCGGCGGAGACCGTAGACCGCGCACTGTACCAGGTGGAAGCCGTCCATCAGTTGCGCGAGGTCTTCTGGCCGATGCTCGATGAGCAGAACCTCCAGCGTGTGCGGGCGCTCGAGGATCAGGTCATCTTCCCGGTCTGCGAGATGGAACGGAATGGCGCGCCCATCGACGTGGAGTTGCTCGACAAGTGGATCCCGGAGGTCAAACGACGGGCGGAGAAGGCGTTGTATGACCTGGCGAAGATGGTAGGGTTTGTGGTGAACCCTCGGTCGCCAGCGGACCGCCAGCGGCTGTGGGAGTATCTCCATCTGCCCCTCGAATACCTCCCGTCAGGCGCACCCTCGTTCACCGACAAGGTGGTGGCCCAACACGCGCACTTGCCCGCCGTTCGATTGATGCGCTACGCGGCGAAGCTGTCGAACCTGAACAGTAAGTATCTGACGAAGTATCGCAAGAACGTAGATAGCTGTGGCATCCTCCGCTATGCACTCCATCAGCTGCGGACGACGAAAGACCCGCTCAGCGACCATGGCGGGAAAGCCGGAACCATCACTGGTCGATTCAGCAGCGCGGCGCTGGACGATGGACACGGCCATTACGTCGGGATTAACATCCAGCAAGAGATGAAGGTGGCGAAGCAACGCGTGGCCTTCGGCGTCGATGAGGACGATGACTCGCACGACGATGACTTGTTCCTCATCCGCCAGCTACGCATTCCCGGAGAACGTGGACGGCTGTGGCTGGCCGCCGATGCGATGCAGGTGGAGTATCGCATCTTCGCCCACTACGCGAACAACCCTCGGGTCACCGAGCAATACGAGGGTGAGGTGGAACGATTCTGGAAGTGGGTGGAGGAGGGCCAGCCGAAGGGAAGCCCGAATGAGCCCATCAGTTTCCACAAGTACATGTGGTCGCGCATCAAGCCGCATAAGCCTGACCAGACCTATCGTCAGCAGAAGGATCTGAACTTCGCCTACGTGTACGGAGCCCAGATGCTGAAACAGGCGCTGATGCTCGGCCATATCAGCGAGGCGCTGTACCACCAGATCAAGGATCTCAAGCAGTGGAAACATCCCGCCCTCGCCGCCACGAAGGAAGTGCGCGCCATCTATGACCAGGAACTTCCCGAGGTCCGAGGGCTTCTGGATCTGGCGTCTCATCTGTACATGTCGAAGTGTACGGACCGCTGTCATCGAGGCGACCAACTCCACGCCCAATATGAGCACCGAGGCTACGTCACTACTTTCATGGGACGCCGGAGCCGATCTGAAGAGAACCGGGAAGCGCACAAGGCATTCAACATGGTAGACCAGGGTGGCGCGGCGGACATCATGAAGACGAAGATTGTTGAGCTGCACAAGGCGCGCAAGGATACCGGGCTCATCCTCCGCTACACGGTCCACGACGAGGCGGATGGGGACGTGCCCGACCAGGAGAGTGCGAGACGCGTCAGCCGCGTGCTCAACCACCAGTCGTTTCCCGAACTGCGCATCCCCATCTTGTGGGATGTATCCACTGGCCGCAACTGGAAGGAGTGTGCATGAAGACGGAGACCGAGCATACACTACTGCATGACTTGTTGAACAATCACCTCCGTCCGTTCTTCAAGAACGCGGTGCTCATCAAGCACAACGATTCGACGGCGGGAGGACCCGATATCAGCATGACGTTGAGTGGGCGAACGTCCTGGCTGGAAGTGAAGCACGCGAACCCGGACATCGACCAGACCGACCTTCAGAACCTCACGTGTAAGCGACTCGCGATCCAGGGTGACTGCTGGTATGCGGTGTACGAGGAGCTTGAAAGAACCAAGCGCACTTTGATTGTTCACCCTCGGGATATGTACCCATCTGGGGAATACACGCCCATGTGCCATACCACCGGATTCAACCACAAGTTCATCGTCGCGTTCCTTCGAGAACTCCACCATCAGCCCAGGCGCATGCGCTAACCATGACACCCATCATCGAAACATTCACCGGTCTCCGCGTCAATCCCCTCTTCGTCAAGGAGACGGACATTGTCATCGAGGACATCGCTCACTCCCTCGCGCTCATCAACCGGTTCTGTGGGCATACCCAGCGGCCCAACTCCGTCGCGCAACACTCGGTGTACGTCAGTCGGTTGTGCGATCTCCACGAGGTGAATTGTACCTTCGGCGGATTGTCACGGGGCACATGTTCGTGTGGGGCGAGCAAGGTGGCGCTCCAAGCGTTGCTTCACGATGCCTCCGAGGCGTATCTGGGTGACGTGACGAAGTGGCTCAAAGCCTCGCCGGAGTTTGCCGCGTATCGTCGGGTGGAAGCCACGACGCAGCGCACTATCTATCGCCGGTTTGGGTGTGCAGAGATTCAGCATCCACTGGTGAACATCGCGGACACGCTCATGGTCCGGTTCGAAGCCTACAAGAACTCACCGACCCATGCGATGTTTGACCTGCCAGACTATCCACCGCCCACCATCAAGGAGATGGCCCGCGTAGGACCGTGGGCTCCATGGACGTGGAGACAGTCGGAGGAACTGTTCCTTCAACAGTTTCGCGAACTGCTGGGATCGAACGTCTCCGCCATATGATTTCCCTTTACTTGGGGACCCCTTCCCACTAGGATACTTGGATGCCGAAAGACCGATGGACCGATTTCACGACGTTCGCGAAATACCAACTGACGAGTCAAGACATAGACCCGGCATACCCTGTCCTGCGCTCTGTCTTCCAGACGGAGCACTTGGATGAAGAACTCCAGTTGTGGCGGCTGATTCTGTATGTCACGTATTACCACCTTGGCAGCGCGGAGTTTGCCTGGACGTATCATCCACATCCGTTTGATGAGCGTCTACTCCCAGCCCTTCCGACCGGCGTGGAACGCCGTGGGATGCGAGGGAATGCCGAGGCGGTGAACAAGTTCATCCAGAGCGTATTTCGGAACGCGAAGCCGTATCACTCGTTGAAGGGTTGGGTAGACTTCTCGTTGCTCGATGCGCCAGACCCGCAGACCGGTTGGTGGGCGATTCGGTCTGACTTCGAAGAGGTATGGGGCGCAGGTTCGTGGTCCAGCTACAAGTGGGCTGACCTCTTGAAGAACGTCATGGACTACAAGATCACCGCCAACGATATCGGTCTCGGTGGCGGAAGCGTGACCGCTGGGCCGGTGCCCGGTCTCGCGTTGTTGACTGGGGAAACACTCGAACAATGCGCGACCAATCGCGAACTCCAGGAAGCCTGGTATCAGCGAGCGTTGCGCGCAGGCGTCCCATTCACTGGGCTGGACCAATTCGAGACGGCGCTGTGCGATTTCAACAGTCTCGCGAAGGGCACCTACTACGTGGGCCATGACATCGACATGATGACTGAGAAGCTGCCGCCTGACTCGGTGTTCTGGGCCGCACGTCGTGCCGTCTTCCCAGCTGAACTCCTCGGAGAGATGTCTGGCTGGAATGGACGGCGGATGGACCGGTTGACCGTCTATCGCGATACTGGGCGCGTGCTTGCGCCGACTGAGGCCGTATGAGACTCCGGCCCACGCCCATTGAACCCTATCCCATTCGTGGAATCACGGTCCACGTCAAGCGGGAGGACCTGTGCTGGCCGTTCCCACCGTTGTCCAAGGCGCGTGGCGTCTGGGCCGCCATTGAGCGCCGTCCTACCGCATCCCTCGCCGTGGTGGATACCGGACGGAGTTTGAACGGCCAGTTGGTCGCCACTATTGGTCTCACCCTCGGACGCACCGTCAAGGTGGGCTACCCGAGGTATGCAAAAACACCGAATGCGATCCCTGGACCGGCAATGGCCGTGCAATCCTTGGGTGTGGAGTTGATTCCACTCGCGGCCAATCGTCAGTTCGTGATGCGCTATGCGATGCAGCAGCACCTCGATGCGCTGGAGGGTGAAGAGTGGTTCTTGTTTCCGACCGGGCTGCGGCTTCCGGAGACCGTAGAGGCGGTTGAGGCGGAGGTCCTGGGGCTTCCCCTGGCTCCGGGGACAATCGTCATTCCTACGGGGACCGGGACGCACCTGGCTGGGGTCCTCCGGGGCTTCCCCGGCTCCGTCGTGGCCGTCCAAGGCTATGCACGCGAGGAGACCCGATTCAGGCGTGATGTGGCGCGCATGGCGTGGGGCAAACCGAACGCAAACCTGGACCGGCTCCGCGTGGTGGATCAAAAGCGTGCCTACTTCGAAGTGCGTGCCGGGATGTTGCCACCCTTCCCAGCCCATCTCCACTATGAGACACCGGCCTGGGCATGGCTCAACGTCCCAGGCGTCATCGAGTCGTTGGAACAACCGATTCTCTTCTGGAACGTGGGATCGTAGGGCATGATTACATTCGACCATTGGGACCTCATCGACCACGACACGATGTTCTGGATATTCGGACACAGAAGGAGTCACCATGCAAGCGGAAACGGATTACAACCCGGACAAAGAGCAAGAAGACTTCCAGGAGACCTACGCCTACTTCATGCGCGTCGATCCTGACATGCGTGAGTTCCTCGGACCTATCGAGGAGAAACACGACGAGGTGACTGGACGGGTAATGAAGCAGCGGTGGGCGCGTATTGCCATGATTCGTGGAGCCACCGAGCGCCACGAGACCACGGTGTACCTTGATCCCACGCCTCACATCCGCCAGGCGAAGGGCAAGGACCTGCAAGGCTGGTACAGCGGGAAGGACGACGGCGCGAACGCGGGAAGCCGTGACCGGCCATGCGAGACGGACGCCATCCTGACGCAACCCTACGGCGGGTATTGCACGGTGGGATGCCAGTTCTGCTACATCAATAGCGGCACCCGAGGGTATCGGGGAAGTGGGCTCATCACCGTCCCCACGGACTACGGCGCGCACGTCGCGAAGCAACTCAGGTCGATGGAAGTCAGCGCGGCAGGCTACTTCAGCTCATTCATCGATCCGTTCCTCTCGATTGAAGACTACTACCATAACACCCAGCAGGGCGCGCAGGCGTTCGTGGATGCCGGTTTGCCGGTCTTCTTCCTCAGCCGTCTCCACTACCCTGGGTGGGCCATCGACCTTCTGCGCCAGAACAAGTACAGCTATGCGCAGAAGTCGCTCAACACCTCGGACGAAGACACGTGGCATCGACTCTCTCCCGGAGCGATCAGCCTCAACGAGCACCTGGAAGAGATTCGAGTGCTCCGCCAGGCGGGCATCTACACGTCCATCCAGTGCAATCCGATTGTGCCCGGAGTGGTGGACCATGAGGACGTGGAGCGGCTGTTCGAGCGGCTGGCAGCGGTGGGGAACAATCACGTCATCATCAAGTTCGTCGAAGCCGGACACGCGTGGGCGCGAGCGATGGTCCAGCGCATCCAGGCGAAGTTCCCAGGGCCACGCGGCGACAGGTTCGCGGAACTGTTCACCGAGAACCAGTGCGGCGGGCAGAAGTCCATCCAAGAGGAGTATCGACGCGAAGGCCATGCCCGCTACCAGAAGAAGGCCACCCAGCTGGGCATGACGTATTCCTTGTGCTATGAATACACGAAGCATCCGGAGACCGGGCGGTGGACCTCGATGGGTCCGGAGTTCTTGACCGCTGACCAGTGTCACGGGCATCGCGTCCCGATGCACCGTCGTGTCGAACCAGGACGGTTTGAGCCCATGGAGGTCTGTCCACCCTCGGGCTGTCTGCGGTGCGGTGATGGGCACGAGGAGTCGTTGTGTGGTTCGGACATTTTGACCTCGGCTCCGGCGTTGAGACTCCCAATGCTCCGGAAGCCGTGGAACCTGAAGGTGGTGCGATGATTATCAATCTCCGAGGAACGGGCGGGAGTGGCAAGAGCACGCTGGTGCGAACGGTGATGTCCAAGTATCCTGGACGGACGCCACATTTCATCGACGGGCGCAAGCAACCACTCGCGTATCTCTGTACCCGAGAGTTCAAGCCCCCGCTGTACGTCCCAGGCCACTACGAAACACCGACCGGCGGTTGCGATACGATCCAGAAGCCGGACATGGTGTACGAATTGGTCACGGCAGCGGCCCAGAACGGCTGCGATGTTCTGTACGAGGGTATCATGATCGGTGACGACGTGCGGCGATGCGTCGAACTCTCGAAGGCGCATCCACCGCTCAAGGTCATCGCCCTCTCGACACCCATCGAGGAGTGTCTCAAAGGGATCCAGTCCCGTCGCGACACACGTGGGGATGACCGGGAACTGAATCCCAAGAACACCATCAGCCGTCTGGACCGGTTGAAGAAGTCGATGATCCCGCGATTGAAGGATGCGGGCGTAGACTGCAAGTGGCTCAGCCGCGAACAGGCGTTGGTCGCGGTCCTCTCCGCCCTCGGGTTGGACGATGTATAGCGTGCTCGTGGCGGACCCACCGTGGCAATTCGGAGACTCGCTGCCGGGCCCAGCGAGAGGTGCCGCGAAGCACTACTTGACGATGAGTGTCGAGGAGATCATGCGGTTCTCGATCCCACCCATGACGCCAAACGCGACGTTGTTCTTGTGGCGGGTCTCCTCGATGCAGCAGGAAGCCTTGAGCGTGATGGACGCGTGGGGCTTCACGCTCAAGACGGAACTGGTCTGGTTGAAACGCACCTCGGGAGGGAAGCGTTGGTTTGGGATGGGGCGCACCGTTCGCGCAGAGCACGAGACGTGTCTCATTGGCGTCCGAGGGAAGCCAGAGACGCTGGACAAATCGGTGCGGTCCACGTTTGAAGCCGTCGTGGGCCGGCACTCGGAGAAGCCCGAGGAGTTCTACACCATTGTGGAGACACTGCGAGCAGGACCGTATGCTGAGTTGTTCTCGCGCAAGACGCGTGAGGGCTGGACATGTCTTGGGAATGAGGTGAGCGTTGCGTGACTTGACGACGGCTCCTGAATCGTTGTTCTGGTATTGGGTTGCAGAGCGCCATCGCATCTACTTGAAGCGACAGGCGGGTCATCCGAAGCCGTGGACGGACGATCCCATCCTCCAGTCGTACAAATTCACCAATCCGTTCCGGGAGAACGATACGGGCACGGTCTGGCTGCGTGAGAACTTCCTCACGCCGCATCGTTGGGATGATCCAGCCCTCCTCGCGTTCAATTGCGGTTGGTTCAGGATGTTCAACTGGTGGGGCACCGGTGAGCGGCTCGGCTGGCAGGACGACTGGAACCCGCAGGCGGTCATCGAGATGTTGACTGCGGCGCTGGACGAGGGTGAACAGGTATTCACAGGCGCACACATCGTCTACTCTCGACCAGGCCTGCCGAAGATCGACGCCATCGTGGACGTCTGTACGGACCTGTGGAACCTCCGGGAGACTCTTGCCGTGACCGCACGGACATCGAACCGGCTGGAGGAGGTGTTCAACGTCCTTCGGACCGTGGACAGCATCGGTGGCTTCATGGCCTATGAGATCGTGACGGACTACCGCCACACACGGCTCCTGGAAGACGCCTCGGATATCATGACGTGGGCGAACCCTGGGCCCGGCGCCAAGCGTGGACTCCAGCGACTGAGGATGGCGTCCAAGCCAGACGCGAAGGCCATCGACTCGATGCGCCATCTGTTGCGCCATGGAATCGAGTTGGAGACCGATTTCATCCATCCAGTTAGCTCCGGGGAACCTCTTCAGTTTCCCCATTTCGAGATGCGGGACATCGAGCACTCGTTGTGCGAGTTCGACAAGTATTGCCGCGTCAAGTTCAACGAGGGCACACCCAGAGCGAAGTACAACGGAGGAGCGTAATGGGCTATCCAATGCGTGTGGATCCACATCTGGGTGACTACGTGCGAGTAGACAGTGTACCGGACGCCTGGGAGGGTTCGGGCGAGTCGGAAGAAGACCGGCGCAGCCTCGTGGGGCACGTCGGTCTCGTGGTCGAGGTTGCCCCAGGATGGGAGGGATGCGAGGGTATGGCGTTGGTTCGGTTCCCGCTGGCGTTCACCGAACGTCGAACCGGGCAGCGGAACATCGAGTTTGAAGCGTTGGTGGTCGTGTCCAGTCCGGCACGGCTTCCGAGTTCTGTTCACCAAGGATGATAGTGGTGATTACACAAGGTTTGATTAAGGCGAATCCAACGATATATGCTGGAGTACAATTTCGTTCCCGTCTCGAAGCACGATGGGCAGCTATGTTCGATCTTTGTGGGTGGCAATGGGAATACGAACCCGTAGATTTCAGAGATTGGGTTCCTGATTTTCGCATGACATTTGGATGCGGGCATAGTGAATGCGGGGGCGGTCATTCCTTCTTTGTTGAAGTGAAGCCGTTAGAGGTTCACAAGGAGTTTGAGCTATCAGGTCACCCAGCAAGCAAAGACGACTCTAGTGAGAGATATGGATTGCCCATTTTGTTTCTTGGACTTCACCCTCGCAGCGCTCACTCAGAGTTTTGTCATGGCCATGGAGGAGGGATCTATGAAGGTGCAGGCTTCTTCGATTATTGGACTAGTTGGGCAACTATAGAAGCAGCACTGGATTGGAATGATATGGTAGACGTATCTGGTACACAACCTTACGGCATCGTCGAGTTGTTATGGCGTAAAGCCGGAAGCCAAGTCCAATGGAAGGGTAGATGATGTCTAGGAGGCAGAAGCTGGCTCCCTTCCAACGGGAGTTCATCGATGAGTACAAAAGGGAGACCGGAGGTCTTTGCGATATCTGCGGTGGTGTACCAACAGGAATTGGACTCTGTATAGACCATGACCATGAGACAGGAATGGTTCGAGGTCTTCTGTGCAACGGGTGTAACATTGGTCTTGGTGGGTTCAGAGACAACCCACGGCTGTTAATCCGAGCCGCTGACTATCTGAGAGACCCGACACTGCCCCTCAAATTCTTTCCGCCCAATGACCCTGAAAGGGCCAGACTGGCAAGGGAGAAACAACGCGAAGGCACCATCAATGCATGGAAGAATCCGAAGTTCAATATGGGTAGACGGAAAAGGGTAACTAGCGATGATCACACTCCACGTGCGTAACGTCCACCAGGCACTCCCTCAAGCCGTTCGGCTGCTGTACGAGGTCGGCATCAAACGCGACTCGCGCAACGGCCCAGTCCTCCAGGCTCCGGTGCCGGTGGCGACCATCTACACCCATCCATGCGAGCGGGTCATGTTCTGGCCGGAGCGTGACGCCAATCCGTTCTTCCATCTGTACGAAGCGCTGTGGATGCTAGCTGGCCGGAATGACGTGGCTGGGCCGGCACGCTACTCCTCGAACATGAACAACTTCAGCGACGACGGGAAGACGCTGCATGGGGCGTATGGTTACCGCTGGCGGAAGGCGTTCAAGGCTCGGTCCGCGCAAGGCGCCAGCGCGTATGAGTTCCGGAAGCCCTTTGACCAGCTGGCGATCATCGCGCAACAGCTCACCCACGATCCCACCGACCGTCGATGCGTCCTCCAGATGTGGTCTGCCGAACTCGACCTGGGCCGGCAAGGGAAGGACCTGCCCTGTAACGACACGGCCACCTTCCAGATCGGTCCGGACGGACGGCTCCACCTCGTCGTCTTCTGTCGGTCCAACGACATCGTCTGGGGTGCCTACGGCGCAAACGCGGTCCACTTCAGTATGCTCCTCGAATACATGGCGCTCTGGATCGGCGTGCCGGTTGGAACCTACACCCAGATCAGCGTGAACTGGCACGGGTATCTCACCACGCTGGAGAAGGTGAAGGACCTGAGACACAAGCCGGCAGACCATGGCGACTATTACACGACGATGGATGCCGTGAAGCCGTTGTTGTTTCCGGTCAAGCTGTTCCAGCCCACCCTCTTCGGATACGACCACGTGGAAGCCGTCCGGCAACTCCTGGAGAGTGCCGATATGGGCAACTACCGGGAGTATGACGAGCCGTGGGCGAAGACGATCATGCAGATGTTCATGGCGCACCGGCTCCACAAAGATGGGGAGACCCGAGACGCCATCGAGATGTTGGAACGGTCCTCCACCAACCACTACGATTGGACCTGTGCCGGCATCGAGTGGCTGGAACGGCGTTGGATGAGATGAAGATTCAGAACAAACGGGAGTTCTTCACCCTCTGGGAACAAGAACGACTCGGCAACCGCACCCTCTTATGGCATAGTGTCGATGACGCTTATGCGTCAGGCGTTCCCATGATCGGCTTCCGCCAACTCAACACGGCGAAGGGTGCAAAGGGCGCATGGTGTCTTGTCCCTCGGGACCAAGCACACGCCACCGCGCAGGAATGGAGTGCCCGAGGGTACACGTTCATGATGGACGGCGCGGTGCCGAACCTGAGCGCCATCCTCCAGGGCGAGATGGTGCGGACGGAGAAGGGGCTGGAAGGGTATTTCTGTGAACGCGCCACGATGACCGTGGCAGACCTGGAGACCCTCGCCAAGAACGGGTATCCCACTGGGCTTCCGCCGATGCGGTGGACGATGGCGGCAGGCTACCACCAGCCGATGGGCTATCTCCAGACGATGATGGCGCTGCGACGATGTCTGGATCCTGCCTCCTTCGAAGACGTGATGCTACTACTCCAGTGGTATCCCGAGGCGGCCATAGAGCTGGCAGCGTTCTCATGCCCAGTGGGCGTGCTTCCGAGACGGAACACGATCATATGGGAGGTCAGGGATTATTAGCTATGGCAAGAGGAGGAGACCATGTTGAAGAAATGGATCTCGTTGTTGAAATCCTTGGTCCGATCACGCACTCAGATCTCCGAGGAGTGGCTCAAGCAATACGACCGAACCCACGACGGGCGCAACACCTTCGACGGCGTGTCGTGGGAGTGGCCCGTGAAGAAGGCGCAGAAGGAGAAAACCTAGTGATTCCCGAACTCGAACACGCCAGACTCCCACCCTACGAACATCAGCTGATGGGCATTGAGCGCCTGGTGGCCAAGCCGTTCTTCTTCCTCGCAGACGAGATGGGCGTGGGGAAGACGAAACAGGTCATCGACGCGGCGATGGTCCTGTGGATGCGAGGGCTCATCGACCGCGCCATCGTCATTGCGCCGGCAGCGGTGCGAGGCGTCTGGTATGAACCGGAGTTCGGAGAACTGTCGAAGCACCTATGGTCCAGTGTCTCGGCAGAGATTCTCGAATACCACCAGCGACTCCGAGGGTGGATGTGGGGCCCAGAGACGGACAAACGGCTCCAGTGGATCATCACGAACTATGAGTTCATCGGGCGGAGTTCTCAACGGCTCGCGACGTTGATGCCCTATGCGACGGCGCGCACGCTCCTCGTCTTGGACGAGTCCAGCGCGGTGAAAGGCCACAAGTCGAAACAGACGGCAGCGTGCGTCCAGCTGCGAGCGAAGTGCGGACGTGTCGTGCTGCTCAATGGAACACCCATCGAGAACTCGGTGGGCGACCTGTTCAGCCAGGCGAACCTGATGAGCCAGAACATCCTGGTGTGCAAGTCGTACACCCAGTTCTGTCTCCGCTACGCGATCATGAAGCCGGTGCTGAGCCAGAGCGGGAGACCGCTCACCAGTCCACGAGGCTTCCCCATTCGCACCGTAGGCAGCTGGGTGAACATCCCAGACCTCCAGAAACGCCTCGCACCCTACGTCCTTCGACGGCTCAAGACCGATTGTCTCAAGGACCTTCCGGCCAAACTGCCGAGTGTCGTGATGACCGTTCCATTGACCACCGAGACGTGGACGGTCTACAAGAAGATGCGCGATGAGATGATGGTCTGGTTGAGCGACTCCTCGATGTCCACGTCTCCCCAGGTCATCACGAAGATCATGCGGCTCGCGCAAATCACCAACGGCTTCGTGGGCGGTGTCGAGGACATCGACCTCGTACAACAGGACGCGATGATTCCAGGCGTGACCCACGACATCGATGGCGAGTCATGGGAACAGGCTGCGGACGCCATCGTCATCCCGCAGAAAGACTACCGTGTCCAGGAAGTGGGGCGGGAGAAGCTGGACCACTTCCTCGGATGGCTCACCGACCGGCTGGAAGAGGAGCCGAACTTCAAGCTGTTGGTATGGTGTACGTTCCGTCCGGAACTGTTGCGAGCCATCGCTGAGCTGAAGACGTTCCGCAATGGAACGATCCACGTGGGTGGCATCTACGGTGGACAACCCGAGGAGGAGCGCGAAGCCGCAAAACGATTGCTCAGCCCAGACACGGCACCCTCGGGTCCAGTGGTGGTCGTGGGCAATCCAGCGGCGGGTGGTCGTGGGCTCACCCTCGTCGCGACGCATACGGTGCTGTACATGTCGAACAGCTACCGCTATGGCACGCGGCTCCAGAGCGAAGACCGCGTACACCGTCCAGGCCAGACGCAACCGGTGAGCTATTTCGACCTGATTGCGACGGGACCCAAGGGCCAGAAGACCATTGACCATAAGGTCCTCGCGACACTGATGGCCAAAGAGAGTCTGGCGGATATGACCACTAGCGCGTGGCGCGAACTGCTGATGGATGAGTAATTTTACGGTCGCTATTCACCCTCGATTTTAGTAGACTCGGCTCCTCGGAACGCTCCGAGAGAAGGACGTGGGATGGCCAAAGGCAAGTATGACGAGGTCAAGAAGACACTCAAGAAGGCAGAACCGGAGGATACCGCATACCAACTGAAGGTTGTCGAAGAGAAGACACGGCTCAGCGCGGCCACGGACATCAATCCAGAAGCCCTCGCTGCGCTGTACTTCGCGGCACGCGACGTGGATGACCGCATCGAGGAAGAACGCTATGCGAACCAAATCACGTTGAACGCCATCGAACAGCTGCTCATCGAATCCGCCAACCGGGCGGAAGCCGGATGGGGCTTGTACGGCGCGAAGCCGAACCAGGTCAAGCTGTCCACGGGTGACTCGGTGTTTGTGCGATCCGAGCCGAAAGGGAAGGTGGTGGACAAGGAACAGTTCCGTCTCTGGTGTATCAAGAATGGGCTGGGTCACGAACTCCAGTTGTGGCCCACTCGGATGAACGCCATCGTGAAGGAACGGCTCCTGGCTGGTGCGACGGTGCCCGAGGGTACAGCCGCGCAGCTGATTGAGAAGGTCGTCCCACGCCGCGCAGGGAGCAAAGGCAAGGACGACGACGACTGACCCGTTGTCCCGAGGGTGTCGGGACCAATCACAAACTGACGATAGACAACCGAACAGAGAAGGTGGAAACAGTGGCAAAGAAACCAACACAACCAGAACCCGTCAAGCAAGCCCTCGCCGTCATCGACCAGACCGATGCGATGTCGCTCATCATCGACGCAGGTGAACTCGGCTTCCACAACCGGCCTGACTTCATTCCCTCGGGAGACAAGAGCGGCACCGAGGATATCGGCGCGCACGAGATTCGACTGCCCAGGCTGGTCATCGCCCAGGGCACCTCGGATGAGGTCCTGCCCGGTGAGAAGCGCATCCCTGGGCTGGAAGTCACCCAGATGTTCAACGACTCGACCAAGCAGATCTACGGCAATGGGCCGTTGTTCTTCATTCCCGTCCGTCGTGATGTGAAGGCCATTGAGTTCCGACCGCGCAAGGAAGGTGGTGGCATCATCGACATGAACGTGCCGACCGCGTATCGTGGTGGGAAGTTCGTGGACGAACGGCTGAACTGGACGGCGGGTCCGGACGGAACGCGGCTGGCGCCGAAGGCGACGATGTTCGATGAGTACATCTCGTTGCTCCTCTTCGGCAACGGTGACGCGGTGCCGGTGGCCATCAGTATCAAGCACTCGAACAAGGACAATCGCCGTGCCGTCACGGACCTGAACGGCTTCATCAAGATGCACGCGAGCCAGGGCGACCAGTCGGTGCCCATCTACGGCGTCATCTACTCGATCCGCACCCGTCCGGTGCCGGGCAAGGAGGGTGGCGTGTACGGCGTGCCGGTCATCGACCAGGTGGGCTATGTCCCGACCAATGAGCCTGGACCGACCTGGTATCGCAAGGCGATGGAATACGCGCAGGACCTGTCCGACAAGACCATCGTCATCGACCGTGAAGCTGGGTCAGACGATGACGAGGTGGATGCCGGAGCATCCACGCCGCGCGGCGGCAAGGCTCCGTTCTAACGCATCGACCTCGCAAACGCTCGCAACCGGATGCCGCCTCGGAGCCGAGATGCTCTGGGGCGGCATTTCGCGCATTTGGGCAGCAGAAAACCGGGCAAAATCGGCTCCGTTTTCTGGAGCTAGGAATGCGCCCTCGTGGGGCGCGCAGCCGTCTGGAGGGCAGCAGAACGCATTTATTTGGTGCCCGTAAACTGCTGTAATTAGGCAGTTTATCAACTTTCTGCTCAAATGGTGCGTTTTCCACTTGCGCGGTTGCTGCCCTCCGCGTATATTTGGAGGAGTTCGCTGTCGTGTTAAGCGGACCGTGACCGGGAACGGGTTGCCCTTACTGTCCAGAAGACCGGAGCCAAAGGCGCCAGAACGGAAACGACCAGCGCGATGCGCCGGGATGAATCGTCGAGAGACGAGGTCAGCACCCCCGAACGTCGAGATGGACGCGGTCACGAAGTAAGACGGAGAGAGTCTAGGGAGCACGTTCAGCCCAGGCCCAGGCGACTCTCTCCGAGGAACCCCGAAGACAAACCCCGAAGACCAAAACCGACCCGCCGCCACCGCCCAATCGACCGGGTGGTGGCGTGCTCTCGCAACGTCGTGCTCTTGCAGCCCGCTGGGCCGCTGGTTGGATTCCAGCAACGACATGGCATACGAAACGGGCCACAAGCCCGTCGCCAGAATTAACTGGCCTGATGATGGTTCCATCCAATGAAGCATTTGTTCGCTCTCCTCCTCGTCTCCGTGTGCGTTCTGCAGGGTGAAGAAGTCGAATCGTTCGACATGAACGTCCACGCCCACCGCGTGGTGGCCCGGAGGTCACGATGAATT